AGCCTGAATTTCCTTGCGTCGCTTGGCGTCAGTTCGCAACGCGCGGCCGATCGCTTCTTCGACTTTCTTTTTGTCTTCTTCTGGATCAGTCGCGCCGTCCATGTTTTCAACTTTCTTTTCTTCTTGGGGCTTTTCTTCTGGTGGCTTTTCGTCGTCCGTCATGCCGTCCATGTTTTCAACTGGTTCTGATGGTTCCGCCACTGCGGAGGTGCCGAGTTTGCCAACGACCCATGCCAAAATCTGGTTCGGGTCTGTCATGCCGTCAGGGAGCCCCATTGCTGCAAGCGATCCCAATAGTGCCTCGTCCATTCGTGTTACCTTTCTTTCGAGGTCTGTATAGGACCTGCGGACAGTTGAGTGCTCGTCTGCGCCTGTGGCACAAATCGAAGCGTTGTGTGGCTGCCATCGCACATGGATGACTGCCGGACCATCGATCACCGCTCCGCGTTTTGTCGTGTAGCTTTGCCCGTGTGGCACAAAGAGCGATTCCATTGGAACGGCGGTAATTGAAAAATCTGTGATGTGCCCTTCGTCCATTCGCGTGCGGATGACTTGTGACTCTGCGTCACTGGCGAACGACGGAACTCCGTGAAGCTCTCCGTCAATGACTTGCATCTGACGGATCGAACCGAAGATGTTTCGCACGCTCCTATCATCGTGTGAGTCGACGATCGGAATCTGTGATTGATTGGCGCGGAGAACCACACCATCCATCAGCAAGACTTCGTTAATGACATAGCCCCGATCTTCGTCGTATCGTCGGACGGGGGTTTCTGTGGCAATTACGACGTCAGAAATGCCTGACGCAACGCCGACTGACCTCATGACGATTGACGGTGTTTTCAGTGGTGGCAACTTGCCTTTCTTATTTGCCATTTTCAGTCTCCGGAACTTGATCCAAATCCGTGTCGACAGTTCCGTCTGACGCATCCGCCAGAAGCATTTGAGCCGTGGCTTCTGTCAGTCCGAGGGACTGCAGAAACACCATTGACTTCGTTTCACTGGCAGTGCCTGCAATGAACTCTGCCAGAATGTCTTCAATGGCTTTGCGATTGCGGCCCCATTGCTGACGTGACAAATCAGACATCTCGCTTGACGGTGCAACCTGACCTTGAGCTTGACCGTTGGGCTGTGCAGACGCCGCCGCCATCTGCTGTGCCTCAGCTTGTGAGTTCTGCACGTTGGCCATGTCGGCGGTCACAAGTCCCAGTTGTCTCTTAAGCTTTTCTTCTTTGGCTCGCTGGTAAAATACGTTTTTCCAGTGCTTGCCACGCTGTCCAAGCTCGTCCTGATACGTGCTCTGAAAAGAGTTCAACGCCGCATCAGACGCAGACTGTTCGCTCTGCGGATCTACCCATTCCCATGCGGGAGTTTGCCATTCCACCGCCGTCGCGGAACGACGGTCGGCAAGGATCTCGGACATCGACGGAAAGCCGTCAGTGCCAGCCGTCGCGGCTTGATCACAGAATCGATCCCAGATCGGCTGGCAGAGATGTTGCACGTCATATCGTTGCCACCTCCGGAACCTGCGTCGATCTTCCAGCATGCTTGTTCGGCTGCTGCTGTAACTTGTGCCGCTGTAGTTTCGGCTGACGACTTCGTAGCTCAGGCCAGTGCCGACTGAGATGCCGCGAAGCATCAGATTGATCCACGGTTCTGATGCTGAGTTCGGGCGGCCCGGATTGATCGACTCAACCGACTCCCCTGGTTGCAATCGCACAATCATCGCCGGTTCAAGATACTCGAATTGATTACCGTTAACGTCGCTTGACTCGTCATCTGTCGATGGCATCAAGCCAGTTCCGGCGCGTCCGTTTGTTGTAATGGCGACCCCGAAACACGAAGCAACTGCAGACGCCTGAATCTCGTTGTCGACGTAGACGCCGAGATCTCGCAGCCATCCAAGCACAGGGGCAAACCACGATACTCCGCGAGTCTGGCCAATGCGGTCGACTCGGTACAAATGCAGGATCTCAGACGCATCGATCCGAATTGGGAGAACTCGTGTTGCGTATGGCCCGTTTGGATGTTCCGGATAAATCCAGTACGCGAGCGGCTTGCCAAGGTCGTCGAGTTCAACACCACGGATGACCTTATTCCCGTCTTTGCTGTGAATCTTGTATGTGTCTTTGTCGGTCGCCAGTCGGTCGGCTTCGATCAATTCAAGGGCAAGCGGCACGGGGCGATAGATGCCCCGGTACTTATTCGACGGCGTGTTGACGAGGTGAATCAGTACCTCACCGGCCTCAACCATTTCACGCTGTGCAAGCTGTTGAATTTCTGCGAAGTTCAGACGCCCGTTGACGTCGCACACTTCGCACCATTCCTGCCAAACCTTATCACGAACTTCGTTCAAGTCTTCAACGTCGGTTCCTTCTGGCGTTTCAATCTGGGACTGTGCAGTGATGCCCGTCCCGATCACAGAGCTGACAATCGTGTCGACTACGCCCCAGGCATAGGCATTATCGCGGACCAATGATCGCGACCACGCCCGCAAAGCATCCGCACCGAATGGCCCCAACAGCTCGCTGTCTGCTGATTGATTCTTTGGCTTCTTGTTGTTTGTCAGGCGGCTGGCTTCTGCTCCCGCGTACATCCGCTCAAGCGTCTTGCGTTGCTGAGTGCGTCGCACGGCAGCAGCAGGACTGAACACGCCGACAAGCTTGTCGAGGGCTGTGCCAATCATTGCTTGGCCCTCTGCATCTTTGCAACACGGAACATGCTGCCAGCGCCAGACTCGCGGTCTGATTCCATTTGGAGCATTCGTCGTTGTTCAAACAGAGTCGGCAGGTCAAGCGACGTGACAGAGCGTGATCCGATCGAGTACGAGGAAGCTCCTCCGGTCAGGAGTGCCTCAATCGCTGCGTCGATCTGTGCGAGTAGTGATGTCGCTGTTGCCATGCCCGCAGTTTGCGGGATGGCCTTGTGAATCAGCAATAGTTATGCAGTGTTGCGTTGCTACGCTGTATCAACGAAAAAAAGGCGACTGAGTTTCCCCAGACGCCTTTACCTTAGCTTACCAGACCATGCCTCGCAGTGCCCAGCCGAGCCTTGCCGCGCCTCGCCAGACCGCGCCTCGCCAGACCTTAACTTTTCTTTCGTTCCGCAAACACCATGACGGGCGTTGTGCGTTCCGTTGCTGTGAGTGCGATAGATTCTTTTTTTCTGAGCATCGACAACTTATAAGACTGGTTGCCAATGTTTCGCATGTGCATTTCTCGCTCTTGTCCAGACAGCTTGCCGACGTTGACGGCCATCAGTCGGCGATGTGCCCGGCGAGCTAATCGCAAGCCCGCGTCGAATCGCTTTGGGTTGTATTCTGCGGCCTCCTGATCTGTCAGGATGTGCAATTCATTGCCGACGATTCGCACCGTCAGTTCTCGACCCTGCTCCTGCCTCAGTTGCTTCTGGACGATGCCGAGCAACTGAAGCATCGCGAACGGCCAGTCCTTCGGATTGCTTGCTTCCGGATATCCGATCACGTCCTCGCATTGCTGCTGAGTGATCGTGTCGCCCGGTTTAATCTTCCGTGTATCGAATGGAATCATTGGTTATCCTTTTTGAAATTGAAAATCCATGCCTTGCCCTGCCATACCCTGCCGGGCCTGACCCTGCCTTACCGGACCGCTCCATGCCTTGACGATTCGCAGTAACCGCCACCATTGCACCGAAGTGCCCTTGCCTTGCCCGACCTCACCGCGCCGCGACTGGCCTCGCCAGTCCATGCCTCGCCTTAACTATCCAATAACCTGAAACCGACCGAACTTTGGACGATAGTCGCAAAGTCCAACCTGTGATCCAGAATCAGTGACCGCTAGCTGGATCTGCTCCGGGTTAACCAGATCCGCGTTAAAATGAACATCAAACGACAGACGCCACGTTCGGAAGATCGGCCGCGTCCGCATCACTCTCGCTGTCCCAACCTTCACACCTCGCACGTCTGCGAACTCTTCGTTGCGATCCCACAACTGATCCACGGTCAGTTTTTCGCCGTAGTCGAGCGGGGAATTTTCCATGATCGCAATCGATGACTTGAATTGCTTGCCAAGCTTCGACTTCTTCGCACCTTCGATCAAGCACGACTCTAGCAACTCCGCAGGAATCTCGACTGCGCCAACGGAAGACACATAAAGCCCAGCCCGAAACTCTAGACGGCTTAGCTCGAAGTGAACCTCATCAGTCTTCTTTCTCTGTCCCGTCAGTGCCTTCATCTGCTTCACAAGCGGGTTTAACGGATTCGCTAGCTGCCCGTTGTGCATTAGCAGGGGAGATATACCTTCAATCTTAAAACCGATGACGCTTGACATGATCTACCGCTCCATGAAAAAACCCGCTCACAAGTGGCTAGACCTGTGGCGGGTTTCTCAGTCCGGATTGCTCCGGGAAAGTCGTCTAAATCACGTCTAGCCACGTGACTGAATCGAAACAATATCAACAGACACAGCACAAGTCAATCACTCGACCTCTTTCCATGTTGCCCCGCAAAATCCGCATTTGCAGTATCGCGTTCTTCCTTGCGTGCTGTAAACACGAGAGCAGGACTTTCCTTTAATTTCCTCATTAGCCGCCCGCAACGCAGGGCATGACGCGCAGTCTTTCGGAACGAACGTCGTCACTCGTGGCTTCGGCTTTTCAGCGTCTTCGGAGACTGTTGACCCAACCACCGGATCGTTTCTTCGGAGTTCCGTGTCGCTGACCTGGCGGCTTTGCGGTCTGCCTTGATTGCTCTTGCTCATTTGGGGCTTTCGGTCTTGCAGTAACGGACTGGCCATCTGGATTCTCTGACGTTGGGGAAAGGAGATAAATGCCGCGAGCACTTGCCGCAGCCGCTGCGTTGTATGTGGCATCGAGCCAATGGTTATTATCGCTGACCACGTTCCAGTAAGTCTTCAGGCCCTTGCCTTCTTTAAACTCACTGACGAGTTCTTCAGCGACGATGTGCTGAGCGTATGACGTGTGCCTCTTGCCTCCCGGCTGCACAAATAGCGACAGAGCCCCGCGTCGCAGGAAGTTCTGATCGTCGAACGTCGGAGTCAGGAACCGTTCGTGGATGAACTGCTTCCAATAGTCCGTGTCGAGTTCGTAAAGCCACAAGCCCTGTGCCTCCTGATATGCCGCATGGAAATGATTGCCCGGCTTTATCTTCTCCGTTTCGGTCGTCTTGTCGCGATAGTTTCCGATGCCCTTGGAGACATAGAATGGAGTGCCGCCAACGTCTCGCACAAACTGGTACGCCGCATCCGTGAACGTTCCTGAGTCGATAAAAACTGCGTCGACCTTGCGAGCCGATCCAGCCGCGTCGACGTACTTCTTGGTCAATATCTCGTCGCGCCAGTTCAGCAACGCTTTGTAAATCTGCGGCTCACTTGCCTGGTTGTCCATCCCTTTGTCAGTGCCAACAACTTCCGCCCGTCCGTAATCGATGACGCAGCCACCAGCACCTTTCCACCATGCAATCACAACCCAGTGACAGAGATACTTTCCAAGGTCAATCGCAGCGGTCACACACGATGCGTTGGCCGGCAACTGGCCGCGATCAAGCCCACTCAATCGGCCTGCGACCATTCTC